GGGAATGAGGATTGACCTGTAGAGGCGTTAAAAGGCATCTAAGAATTACTTAGGTGGGTTATCTAAGTAACTTTTTGGAGTAGCTCCATTATTCCTATCTAAAATAGAATTATCAAGGGATTTTTTACCATTTGCTCCTAAGGGGTTAGGGTTAGTTACAGGTGGAGTTTGGCCTCCAAAATCAAGTTGGGAGCCATCAAGAGATTTTTTACCATTTTTCCCTAAAGGGTTAGGGTTAGTTACGGGTGGAGTTTGACCACTGAATCCAAGTTGGGATACTCCTAAAGATTTTAATAATGACATGTTATTATTTTTTAAAGTTAAATTAAAGTGTATACAATTATAAATATATTATTATTGCACTTTGTAATTATTTTGGGCTAGAGTTTGCCCTAATTTGTTACCATCCAATTCTACAGTTACTGTTGAATCTAACTCAATTGGGCGTGTTGTTACTTTCTCTAATAATATTTTTATGTCTCTTAATTCTTGTTTTAAATTTTCATTATCATTTTGAGTACTAGTTTCTAACCCCAAAGAAGATTTTACTTCGGGGCTTGCTATTTCAAGAATCCCATCAACTCCTTCTTTAAAGAGATTTTCTAACATTGAGGGTATTGCTTCTACACCTCCAATTACTTGATCCACAAATGTTTCTTTAGGAAGAGCTTTTGTAAGATCAGATATAGTTTTAGTAGCTAATTGGAGTTTTTTAATATTTAAATTCCCAAACTTAGAATAGGCGTTTGCTAATCGGGGTAATTTATCACTCATTTGGTCCATAGCTTTAAAGTTGACCTTATCAAAATTAATTTTATTTATTCTATTTAAAATAGAAGGCAGATTTCTAGTTATATATTCCCCTATTACTAAAAATGAGGGGGTAGATACTATAGTTGTTAAAGCTTCTGCTAAATGTTTACTAGCCGTTGGAAATTTACTAAAATCAAGTCCTGTGGTTTTAATGTTTTGAAGTGAGTTAATAGACTTTACTATATCATCTTTTAGTATGTCATCAATGTCTTCAATGTTATGTTCTTTATTTGCGGTTACAAACACTATTAAACCTTGTGTGAATTCTTGAGCTGCTTTACTAAGTAAAGTAAAATCTTGAGTAGGGATTATAATTGTACTTAAAAGGTTTAAAGATTCTACAAAATCTTTTTTAAGAGTGTGAGAAGCAGTGTTAAATGCTTTTTTATTATCGGCAAGAGTATTAGCTATTTTAGTTAAAAGAGGAAATTCTTTAGATATATTTTCAAAATTTAATGGTTTGATCTTTAAGTTATTAAGATTATTTAAATTGTTTATTAATTTATCACTTAAAACTTGACCTAAAGTAGCTATATTTTTATTTAATTTTTTTAATGAGGACATAGCTTCGGTAAACCCTACAATAGCATCAGCATTTCTTTTAATACCTTCAGCATTTAATTTCATAGCTCCAAATTTATTTAATTGGTCTATAGGAAGGCCTGTGCTTCCTCCGAAGAAATTTACTATACCATCTACTAATTGTTTCCCGGCATTTCCTAAAGAACCTATGAATCCCATAGCTTCTCCCTTACCTAAAACAGACATTGCTTCCCCATAACCCACTACAGCAGCTGCGTTATTTTTTATCCCTTCGGCATTTAATTCTATATCTCCAAATTTCTTTACCTTATCTAGGGGTAAATCCCCACTCCCAAAAAATCCAGCTATCCCGTCAAATACATTAGTAGCCATATTAGCATAACTGGATATGGCACCTCCGGTAGAACCCACTGCTAAAGCCGCCATAGCTTTTGTATATTCTACAACAGCTTTTGCATTATTTTTAGTTTTTTCGGGATTAAGATCATATTCCCCAAAATTCTTTACTTTGTCCATAGGAAGTTTACCTTTTCCAAATAGACCTGATAAACCATCGAATACATTGCCTGCTAAGTTACCCAAGCTTGATAATGCCCCCGCTGTAGAGCCAAGTGCTAAAGCGGCCATACCTGCTGCCCATGAGGCTACAGCTTTGGCGTTATTTTTCATTTTTTCAGCATTTAGATCCATAGCGGCAAATGACTGCATTTTATCTTCAGGTAACCCCCCACCCCCAAAAAATCCAGCTATCCCGTCAAATAAATTACCTGCTATCCCTGCAAATGAGGCTAGTGCACCTGCTGCTGATCCTACTGCTAAGGCTGCCATTCCAGCGGCCCAATATCCTACAGCTATAGCATTATTTTTTATTTTTCCAGCATCTAAATTTAATTTACCAAAATCCTCTATAGGTTTAAAAATACTAGGTCCCATTAATGCTAAAACTCCTATGGCTAAAGATGCCCCAACAGCTGCGGCTCCTCCTGCTGCTAGCGCTACTAGACCTACTCCTATTGCTCCTATTCCAATACCCGCTTGCATAAGAGCTTTCCCATCTAATTCTTCTAAAGATTTCATCCCTTCGGCCAATGAAGGTAAAACTTTACTAAAAATATAAGTAGCACCTGCAATACCTGCAGCAATAATAGCAATAGAACCTGATAGTATGGCGGCACCTAGTAGTATTGCGGGGTTTGCGAATGCTGTTAACCCACTAGCTAATCCTTTAAATATGCCCCCAATACCTTTACCAACACCTTTACCGAAGTCTCCTATACCTTTACCTATAGAACTTAACCCTCCTCCTATAGACGAACCAATTCCTCCCCCTCCACCACCATCATCCCCCCCTCCTAAAACTCTATCTTTAAGACCATCTTGGATGTCGCTTGCTTTATCCTGGAGACCATCTGAAAGGGCGGATTTCATTTCTTCCATGGCTTCTTTACCCCCAAACCCCGCTAAAATTTGTTTATCACTTAAACCTTTTCCTTTAGCTAAGTCGAAAGCACTAGAACCTTCTCCCCCCATAAGTTTATCTTTTAATTTATCTACAAGATCTCCACCTATATTTTCCCCACTGCTGCTTCCATCTCCTCCTCCCATTTCATTGGGATTAGTTACTTTAACATACATAGGAGTATACCTATTGGTTCCAAGTAGATTTTTTGCGGTTTTTGCAGCAGCTGCAACTCCTCCTATTACTAGAGCCCCCCCTGCTACTAATTTAGGGTTATCTTTAACAAATTTAACGATTTGTCCTATAACTGTTAATACTTTGTCAAAAATATTTTTTACACCTTCAGCAAATTTAAGAATAGGATCTACATCTATATTATTAATATAATCTGCTACCCTAAGTAAAAAATTAGAAATAGACTCAAAAATATTTTTAGTATCTTCAGTAGAATCTTTTGTTTTAGCTAAACCTGCTACTATTTTACCTACTACATTAAATATTGAAGTTATAACAGAATAAGCTGAGGTAAACATTCTTACAATACTAGGGAGGTATTTTTTGCCCAAATCTACTAGGGTAAGTCCTACATTATTTAATGTTTTACCAAGTTGAGCTGCGGGGTTGACCATCCCGTTTTTCATTTCCTTTCCTGCACTTTTTATTAAGCCTGAAAACGCCTTAAAAAAGGGTTTCATTTCTTGCACTATAATAACTTTAATTTCTTTTATATATTTTAAAAAATCTAAAAAGGCATTTACCATAGGAAGGGCGGACTCAGCTATCCTCATTTGAGCTTCTGCTATTGCCCTCTCTTGTAATTCTCTTTTTTCACCTGTAGAAATTTCTCTCATTCGGTTGGTTAAAGCTTCAGTAGCACCTTGTTCTCTCATTAAAGCTAAAGCTTTTTCTTCAGAACCTGTTTCTTTAACTAACTCTTTAAACCTTTTTTGAGCTTCGCTCATTTCATCAAACCCAGTCCCTGCCAAAAGTTCTTGGGTTTGTAACATTTTAGATAATTCATCCCTACTTACTCCAATGGATTCAGCTAGTGCATCTTGTTGGATCCTATTCATTTTGGTAAACTCTGCTGCTGAACCTATTTGTTTAGCTACCTCTCTAGCAACTCCACTGATATTATTATTTAAAGCAAATTGTCTAGCTTTATCAAGATTTAAATCTCTTCCAAGTAGTAATTCGGCTTCCATTTCTTTAGCAATAGAACTTTCAAAATCTAGCAAACTACTACTCATGTTTTCTACATCAGACATTTCAAGACCTAATCTTTTAGCCTGGAATGCTGCGTCTGCTATGGCTTTAGCACTATTACCTACAGATAATTTAAAACTGTCACTAGCGTTAGCTGTGGCTTTTATAACTTCTTGTTCACTAAGGGCAATATTATACCTTTCTTTTAGAACCATAACAGTTTCCATTGCTTCTAAATTATAATCTGAAGCACTTTGTCCTTGGAGTTCGGCTTGTATAGTAAGTTTAGAAGCTTCTTCAGCACTTAACCCATAAAGCTTAGTCATCTGAGCTAGGGTTTTCAGAGTGTCCTCTGAGAATTTTTTAGTGGTTCCAAACGTTTGGTTTAAAGTTTCTGCTGTTGCAAGAAATTCTTCAGGAAGCATGCCTACTGATTTGGCTATCCCCTCTGTTTGATTATATAATTCTTGGGCTGCTTGGGTACTTAACCCTAGATTAGTAGCAGTATCTGCTATAGCTTGACTAATATCAAAGAATAATCTTTCTCCTTCTTGGTAGTCTGCTATAAAAGAATCTAAACTTAAAAATTCACTTCGTATGAAATTAAAAGCTTCAGTAACTTTTTGTTTTAAATCACCTACAAAACTTACTAAAGGTTTGAAAAAAGAACCTATTAATTTAGCAAAAGATCTAATACTAAAAATTGCTAATAAAGCGGTACCCACTTCATTAAATAAAGTTTTTGCAGTTGCCCCTACTCCTACTGCCAATACTCTAAATTTACCTATAAAGGTTAAAGCATCTTGACCCCCTCTAGTTAGCCTATCAGCCATNGCTTCAGCTGCTTCTTGCCCTGCTTCTAATCCTAAAGTAACAGATGCTGTTTCTAAACCAATTCCCTCCATAAAACCTTTAACAGCCCCTAAGCTAACATTCCAATAGCCCATAGCTTTTTGGATGTTTTTAATAGCTTGTTCTTCTTTTTCTAAATAATCTAAAGCTGCTTCTAAGCCTTCATTTTGTTCTTCAAGAAGGGCAACTTGAATTGCTCTAGGATCAGTTTGTTGTTTAAGTAAATCAACTTCTGATCTTAGGTTTGCTGTTTTTTTCTGTTGGAATTTTATAACGTTATCAGCAGATGTTAATTCAGCTTGTAGTTGTGCAGGAACATCTTTTCCTGCATCTATATATTCTTGAGCTCTGGTTGCTAGTTCATCTCTTTGGTCAATTACTTTTCCTAAAGCAGTTTGTTGGCTTTCTAAAGCTTTTTCTTTTTCAACGTAAAGACGGGCTTGTTCAAGTTCATTTTTAGTTAAATTTTTACTTAAAGCCGAAATGGTAACCAGATTTTTTTGGCGTTGTCTATCTACTTTTTCCATGTCTTTTTGGACTTTGGAAAGGTCAGTATAATCAACCCCTAATTCACCAATAATTTTTACAGTTTCGTCAGCACGTTTTAAAGTTTCTTTATCTAATTTGGTTTTATCCCTAACAGTATTTGTTATACTTTTAAGTTGATCGGCTATTTTAGCTCCTATATCTAGAGTTTCTCCCAGGAATTCATAAGATTCTCTAATATAATCACGCTCTTCCTCTCGAGCGTTATTCATTTGTTTTTGGTTATTAATATCCTTTTCAGAAGCCATTTAGTCCTGTTTAGATATAAATATAAAAAAGCACCGCTTTTGCAGTGCTTTCTTATATACGTTGACCACGTTTTATATCGGGGGGAGGAGGAGCAGTGAAATCTATTTGACGGGTATTACCTTGTGAATTAGATTGAGATGTTGATTGGTTGGCTTTATTTTGTTTTTCTACAAAATCAGATATTCTTTTGTAAGTGAAACGTCTTAACCATATAGGCATATTATATACGGTGTGCCAATCATATCCTCCTTTTCCATGGTACACTATATCATGTACCATTTCAAAAACATGTAGTCTATATTCAGACGTCAGGCCAAAAAAACGTAACCCCGACAGGAATCCTTACTTGTTCTTTAACATCATCTCCATCTTCGGGATAAAAGTCAAAAGTAAGGTCCATATCGGGCTGTATTTCTTTAATGTGTTCTCTAAAGGCTCTAGTGTCTCTGGCTAAGAAGTAGTTATCTACAAATTCTCTAATAGTTTTCCTATCAGTATCACCGCTTACAGATATGATCATCTGTTTTAAACGGGTGGACATATCGGCAGAAGATAATTTACTTATCTTACGTAAACCTTTTAATTCAGCCTCAATCGCTTTTTCATCTTTATTATTTAAAATTTTAAAAGTGATTTCAGTTCCTGAGTGGGGAAGAGTATATTTAAATTCGTTGGTGTGGGGTTCTACTAAATGTTCATTTTTGATCCATTTAGGTTCAATTTCAGATAGATCAACTGTTACTTCTTGACCTTCATATTCAAAGCTATAATCCTTACCATAACCTAAAATACGAGAAGCAACCATTATAGCGTTTTTATCGCCTACTATAATGTCATTATAATCAACTTTCGATACAATCAATGACTGCATCAACTTGTCAAGGACAGTGCCATTTTTAATGTAATTTTGGTTAGTAAGAATATCTTCTTCTTTAGCAGTCATATATTTCATTTCTATTTTGCCGGAAGAAAGGGGGTTTTCTTTAGGGTATAATAAACCCTTAGAAGGTAGCTCTACAATTTCTGTAGGGAATTTAAATTTTTGTTCGTCACTCATTTTTAATAACTTTTTGTTTGATATAAATATATAAAAAAATAAAAAAAGCGCACTTTCGTGCGCTTTTCTTAATAATAATTTGTACTGATTAGTATTCTAGTACACAGTAATCTGGGGTAAGTGTCATGGTAATATTTTGGGCTGTGTTTTCAGTGTCCCAGTTATACTCACCAAAGTTGGCATCTTTAATGAAGCATCCCTTTAATGTCCATGCTGATACTATATCACCTACAGGTCCTAGGATGTTTAGTGCTACATCTCTCTTATAGAAATCGGAATAACCATCTCTACCTGTTACGGATTCGTGGTGTAATCTTACCCACTCCATAATAGTTTGGGTTCCAGAAGGGTTTACAGGGTCATGTAAGGTTAACTGTACGTCTCCCCAGGTTGTTTTACCTTTTACTTTTCTATATACGTTAATGTGATTAAGAACTACTTCTCCTTGTGATAATGAAATGGCTCCTACTGCTTTAATGAAATACGCAGGAATGCCATCAACTAACATAAGGAATCTATTTTGCTGTTTGGGTTCAAACGGCGTAAAGAATATATCGTTTGGATCTACTATTGCCATGATGTTGTTTTTTAAGTTAAAATTTAATTATTTAATAAACTTTGTAGGGTCTATTTCCGATAAATATTAAAGAAAAAAAAGAGGTCGAGTAAAACTCGACCCCTTTCTTATTATTATTGAAAATTTATTATGCAGGGAACTCAGCTCCTGTAGGTAGAAGGTTAAAGTCAAGTACAATAAATTCTGCTGTTTTAACGGGTTGTAAGTAGATAGTACCTCTTAGTTCCTGTCTGTCAATTACATCGGGACCATTGTTTGAATCATCCATTACTACTCTAAACGCATACAAACCTTGATTTTGTTGAACGGTTTCTAAGTATGGATTAACAGTACTTAAGAAACTATTTCTAGTTTGTAGTGTGTTAGGTTCAAATACAAGGTTTTGGGAAACATTACCAATAAATCCTTTAAGAGAAATTAATAATCTTCTTACATTTACTCTATCAAGTGAAGTTGCAAGTGATTGTAATGTTTTCTGACCGTACACTACAACACCTGTACCTGGGAAGGTGGCAATAGGATTAATTTTAGCTGTATAAAGGGTATCTCTTAGTCCGCGTGGTAAAGTTTTTTCAGGAGCTACTACATTTGGCATAGTACCTCTTGTAAAACCTGCAGGCGCAAACCATGCTTCTGAAGCATTATCATTAAAGATATATACTGAAGGAATAATTGTAGATGCGGGGCACCATACGTTAGCCTTTGTGTCTTCTTCGTTAACTAACAACCAAGGCCAGTAAGCAGCTGCGTAATTAGTATTTAAATTACCTGCTTGAGTAACAGCTTGCTGCTGTAGTAGCTCCATGGTTAACAATATCAATTGGAAGAATACTATCACCTCTAGTAGTGGTATTAGTAATTACATCATCTAATACAAGTTTATGAGTAGCATTTTCATAAACTAGTCCAGGAATGCTAAGTACGTTATAAGCGTATTGGTCCTTATTTTTTAACAAGTTAACAGCTGATGTGTAGTCAGTAGCTGTTACTCCTTGAGTGTTAGTGTTGTTAACATCTTTATAGAAGTTAATTGTAGATGCGTATGGAAATAAGGAACCGGATCCAAAGCTGAATGAGCCACTTTGGTTAGCAGGCATAGATGATGTGAATTCGGGTTTAAAGTTACCAGCACCATCTAAGTAATCGGGAGTTGGCTTATTAACAGCACTTACAATTACATACTTAGATTTGTTGGGGTATTCACCATCTACTTCAATATAAGCATCAGTACCATCTAAACCTTGAGTAAAGGTTTGATTACCAATTACTTTAGCAATATAATCTTCTCTCTTAGGGTCAAGTGAAACACCTCTCCAAGATTCTAAAATCTTTTTATCAGCTTGTCTATCATTACCTTGCCTAATGTTAAGAGTAAAGATACCTGATCCTGAGTCTACGTTGGTAATTTCCCATCTTAAATTATCAGATGATCCGGATGGTAAAGCTCCTCCTGTAGTTTCTGTAGAATTACTATTTTGGTTTGCACCTTCAGAAATAGTCTTAAGGACAAATACATTGTTAGTACCTGTACCCCCATCGCTCCCCGTTTCAATATCTGAGGAGATAGAACCACTCCAGTCCCCAGTGGCTCCACTAACAATTCTAGTAACTAATAAGCTACTACCTCCTTGTCTAAAATAATTTTGTGCCGAGATATTTCCAAAATATGCGTATTCTACTCCTCCACTTACGAGGGTGCTACCAAATTTAGTTTTATAATCGGAATAAGTTGTTACAATTGTAGGTATTCCTACAGGTCCTTTTACGGATGGGGTTAGAATAGCGGCACCTATAGGGGCGGATGCTGCTTCTAATGTTACAGGGAGATTTTCATTTTGAAATACTCCGGGTGATATTATTTGTTCGGCCATGTTAAAATTCGAATTTAGGATTAATTAATTTAATACTTTACCAATAAATATGTTAAAATTTATCAAAATTTAATTTTGGTTTTGGAATATTTCTTTTTCAAGATTAATAATTCCGTCTCCATACTTTGCAGTTAAAGAATTAACTAGTTGGGTTTCTTGTTGTTTAAATTGTTCTAATTTTTCTATAGTTTTTTCTTTTTGTATTTCTAATAATTGAATTTGGTATTCAAGTTCACCAAATGCAGAAATAAGGTTTTGTTGTTCAGATTGGAGAGTTTTTAAGTTTGTAACCTCCTCTGGGGTGAGTTTTTGTTCTGTCATTTTAGTCTAAATTTGTATCTATATTTTCTATAAAATTATTGTTACTTTGGCCTGATAAGTTTTGTGTAGTTTCGTGGTTAATGTTAATTTTAGAATCACTTGAGAACTTCTTAATAGCATTAAGATCCTTCTGTATAACATTGGGTACTATATAACCATTTAATTTAATATCAAAATTAGCTTTTACAGTACGTTGTTCCCCTACATTTAATTCAGTAATAGTCTGGTAGCTGTTTATACCTGCTTTAAATTTGAAACGTTGGGGGTCTCCCCAATAAGTATCAGCAGCATAATTTATGGCTTCTATTATATGGTTTAATTGTTCCATATAATAAGTATAAATAACACAGCTATAAGTCATTAAAACAAAATCAGGGATAACTAGAGCCTGGTATGTTTTGATGGGTTTAGTTCCGTTTAAAACACTTAGTTTATTATAAAAGTTTTTTTTAGAATATTTTTGTTCAAAAATAGCGTATGTTTGAGGATAGTTGGCATCTATTTTACTAGTCATTCCCCTTTGCCTGTCAATGTTAGTTCTCTTATACATTATAAGAGGAGACATTATTTTACCTTTTTTATCTCTATAATACCCATCCTTTTGTACTGACTTCCAACGTTCAGGGGAACCATACATTGTAGGAACAGCTATTCTATTTCCATTTTGAACAATAGATGGACGTACTACTCTATCAAAATAATATTTAATAGTTTCATCTATGTCTTTAATTCCTATAGTAAGAGGTTTCCAAGAATCTCCTTTTTGGGAAATTTGGCTAGCTCTATTGGGGTTTACATTTTGATTATTAAGACGATCGTCCCCTACAGCTCTGTTCCCCTTTGTAAACTGATTAGCATCATTTCCGGTATGGGATTCGGCCCTAAGTGAATCAGAAATTTCTCTTTGGGATTTTGGGATGGGGGTTTTACCTTGCTCTGTCATTAAAATCTTTCTTTAGTTATACCGAATTTGTCGGCGGGTTCATAATGGGTTTTAATAACATAGGAAAAATTACTACCAAATTTACTTAAGCCTGGGTTAAGAGGGTTAGATTCGTTAGGGTAATTAGGGTCTTTTCCTAAGAGATATTGATTAGATATAATATCATCCACTTGATAATAACCATCATTGTATAAAATAATATCACCTACTTCAGGTTGCATCCCCGCATTTAAAATATCTTCTCTTAAAAATTTAAATATGGTAGACCAATTAAAATCTACACCTAAATCACTTTCGGGGTATTCTTGGTCACTTCTATCTACTAAACAATTAAATATTGTGGGACCATCATAAAACTTACCATCAGAGGCTTCACCATATAAATTAAATGTGGTTTCTTCTAATTTTAGTTTATAAAAGGAACATTGTTGGGTTATTACATCTCCTAACAACTCACGGTTAATTGTAGTGAATAAGTTTATATCTCTTTGTCTACCAAATAGTGCCATTATCCAATATAAATTACACGTGGAACATTATTTAAATCTTTTTGTAAAAACTCAGCTTCATTAGCTTTTTTTTCTAATAATTTAGCCCTTGAGGTTTCATCTAAATATCCCCTTAATCTTTCTATTAATGCAATTTTTTCTGCAGTTGATGCTGTTATCAAATCTCCATGGTTTAAAGTAGTTTCAGCTCCAGGTATGGGGATTGTTGTGTATTTACCTCTAATATATCCTAACATTTCTTTAGCTAAGGCTAAAGTATATTCAAATATCCATTGTCTACCTATAGAATTAATATATTTGTAAGTAGGATTTACATAAGGGACAGTAGAAATATCAGTTACCACTCCTTGTCCCATGCTCCCGGAAACTGTAGGGTTATTTCTATCTGATTTGAGAATATAATGGAAGAATAATTTTTCGTCTTTTAAAGGGATAGGGAATATTCTAATTTTATTATTTACTAATTCAAAGCTATAGTTGGATTTTCTTATGGTGTCATTAAATTCAATAGCTTGGAGTTTTGCTATATCATAATTTATGGGCATCATCATAAAATTAATACCAGGAGACATCCCACCAAATCCAAATTGATCCATAAAACTTCCAAAGTCAGATGTTCCTACTCCTGCATAGGGGTCAAAGAAGCGGACTATTGCAGGTCTAGCTTCGTAGAATATTTTTTTAACTTCTATGTTATTTTTACTTTCATCTATAGAATTGGCAAAATTTTGTAAATCATATACTTGGGTTCCTTTTGTCATTTCAATACTTCCCGTTCTATATTCAACATTACCTCCTACACCTGCTTCTACACCATAAGATTCTGCAATGCGAATTTGGGTCCCTAAATTAGGTTGGGTAAGTTTATAATTTAAGTTAGATCCTGTAGGGGATCCTTCTAAGGATAGATAATTTTCACTTGCCTTGTAAGCAAATACTTCATTACCATAAGTAGTTACAGCTTCTTCAAAAGCAGCATAAAAATTAATATCTTGTAACTCCACATCAGCCAAGGGGTACCCCAAACGACGGGAGCAAAATACTGATACTTTATCGGCGTCAGTTTGAAATTCAATATCATTGTCATAGAAGCCAAATGGAGTTTCTCCGGGGAAAAACGATGAGGATCCTGGCCAGATTGGAGTATTGGGCATGTTGTTTATTTATAAATATTAAATCTTTTTAACAAGTGCTTTAAAAGTATAACCTGATCCATTTACAATACTTACATCTACATTATTATTATTAAAAGAAGCACTAATTAAGGGCACAGTTGAATCTCCCCCAATAGCTTTAGTTGAAATATCTGTAAAATCTATATTATTGTTATCTTGGGTAACAAAAAATTGCCCAGTACGACACCCTACACTTGTATTTAGTAAAACATAATCATATATAGCTCCATTAAAAGAACTTGTCGAAAAATTATCTGCAACACGGGCTGCATCATTATTTACTAAAAAAGTAATATATTCTATACTAGCATTAGCGTTTTCTATGATAGAGTCTGCTTCAAAATTGGTGCTCGTAAAATTACCAAAAGTTATACTTTCTCCTGTAAAGAGAGACCCAGATGCTGCTAATCCTCCTAATATTATATTACCGTTTGCCATTGTTAAGTTCTTGGGTGTCTAAATCCTTTTGCTTCATATGCAAAATGCATATCCCCTCCATTTAAAGTTCCATTTCTACCATAAAGTTGTATTTCATTTCCATTATCACCAAGTGAAGCACTTAATTCAAGGGGACTAGTTCCTGTATTCTTAGCTATTATTTGTTCAATAATTTGATTTGTGCTAATTCTTACAGCTGAAGTCCCGGGTGGGGCTGTTACTATGCTAAATCTTCCTAACTCAGAATAATTACCGATTTGGGGAATAACGCAGCTGTAGTGTATGGAAATATTGGTATAATATACTGTATCAAACTTACATATAGATTGATATAAAGTTGGGCTTGTAGAATATGTGTTTGCTAATGTTTTATAACCTACTCCTTCTACTATAGTTACAGTATCATTTCCTCCTAAACTACCACTACCCTTAAATGTAGTAACAATATTAGTATAATTAGAGGGAGTAACACTATTATTTTCGTTATTATAGATAATATTAGGTCTATTACCTACTTCTATTGATCCTCCATAACCATCTATTCTAAAAGCATTTGCTGAGGTATTTTGGTTAATTTTAGCTGAAGATGTTATTTCAAGAGTAGTACCATTAAAGGTTAAATTACTTTCAACTGTAGCGTTAGGGGCACTACCATTTAAAGTAATAACTCCATCATCTGTAGTACCTGTTAAGGATAATAAGCCTGAAGTGCCTGAAGTGCCATCAGTGCCATCTTGGGCATGGGGGGATATACAAATAGAACTTGACCCTAATGCTAAATCACTAAAATCATTACTTCCTAAGAAATCACTAAATTCTATAGTATAGTTACCAGAAATTAATCCTACTGAGGTGGGCTCTCCTATGGCTATATCCCCATTAGAATCTGTAAGGGAAACAATGCCACTTGAAGTACTTAAAGTTTGTAATACCCCCTCAATGTCAATACTCCCACCTACCCCTTGATTAGGATTTACTTTAATAACAATTCCACTATTTCTAGTAATTTTACCTGAGGTGGGGATGGAACCCTCTATTAAGATAGTACTAAAGCAATTTGCGGCAGAAATTCCATCTGTACCTGAAGTGCCATCTGTACCACTTGTACCATCTGTACCTGAGGTACCATCGGTACCTGAGGTACCATCTGTACCACTTGTACCATCTGTACCTGAGGTACCATCTGTACCACTTGTACCATCTGTACCTGAGGTGCCATCTGTACCACTGGTACCGTCTGTACCACTAGTACCGTCTGTACCTGAGGTACCATCTGTACCTGAGGTACCATCAGTACCACTGGTACCGTCTGTACCTGAGGTACCATCTGTACCTGAGGTACCATCGGTACCTGAAGTGCCATCGGTACCTGAAGTACCATCGGTACCTGAGGTACCATCTGTACCACTAGTACCGTCTGTACCAGATGTGCCACTTGAGCCTGCACCTAATGAGATTAATTCAAAAGATATATCGGATTCTAGGTTCCATTCATGAGCAGTAGTGGCTAAATCACTTGCTGAGAATACCCCAGAATCAACAAGAGCATCCCATTCGGCTCCAGTGGGGTGTTTAATAACTTTATAAAATTCAGAAGAACTTGAAACAAAGAATATTTGCCCATCTTGAAACCTATTTCTTACATAATTGTCACTTGATGTTAGTTCATTTAGTAAAGCAAGGGTAGGGATGGATTGGAAACCCCCATAGACATCTTTTATAAGTGCCAGCCGGACATCATTTACCATCTCAAATCCATCCTCTCTTTGTGTAGGCATTTTATTATAAATATTTAAGTTTAACCAATTCTAAAATTACCATCAGGTTGAGAGCCAGATGCTTCAAAGAAAAAGTAGGCTATTTCTGAAATTGCTAATGAAGGGGTAAATATTACTCCAAATTTATTTCTACCTGAGTAGTCGTATCCGGGTGCTAAATCAAAATATGCTATGGCTGCTTGAGCGGGTTCGTCATTACCTGTTCCTCCTTGGTCTCCAAATACCATATAATTATCATTAAGAGTATTAGTTTGAGTAACCATACGTCTAGGCATAGCAAAATTTTCATTTTCAAGCTCAGACCCACTAGGAAATACTATTACTAAAGATGTGTCATCATAGGAGCTTGTTAAATGGGTTATGCCTCCTATACCATCATCAGTAGGGGCAAATATTATAGGGGCATTGTTTGCATCGGATCCGGTTAATATGGAACCAGATGCTATTAAAAATGCTTTATTATTATTAACAGTATCTATTATATTATTTCCCATAGCCCCACTAGCAAATTGTTCAACTAAGGATTTTCCATTAGTTCCATCACCAGGTGTTATGGTACACCCATCTACAAAAGCATCACTATTAGGGGCACCAGTAATTGTACCATTTAAGATATTTCCTGTAAAGCTACCCATATAGATTGCTAAATTAAAGCCACCCCAAGTACTAGTTAACCCCCCTACTAGGTAGGCATACCATAAAGCAGGTTCAGATGCTATGTTTTGATCAACTATTTGTGATTTTCTGGTAGAAGTATGCACATCAGATAAATCCACGAAGTAACTTAAGTTACCCACATTACTTGCAAGTGCATTTTTAGTTTTTATATGATAATTAGTATCGGTAACATCTTCTACTATTTCTAATAAACTAGCATCATCTCCTCCTAAAGTAGTTGAATAAGGGGTGTCATCATTTTTAAAGTTAATTTCGTCGGGGGCTTGAGAAGCTGTAAAAGTGGCTACAATAGTATTAGCACTTATGGGATGTTGTAAATTACTTAAGGGGGTAATTTCACCAAGAGGATTGATAAATATAGGTGCTAGATCTTCTACTCTATTAACTATAAAGCTTCCTGTTCCTATATTACCATATTGGTCTTCAAAATGGACTTTACAATTTAGATCAGTAGTACCAGCTGTGTAAGTTGATGAAGCTGATACATATCCATCTTTAGATACAAAAATATTAGAATCATGGTCAGCAGACGCTGTAAAAAATCCTTGTCTTTCAGATCCTGAGTCAACTTGTGGGTTACCAAAATTTCCGGTATCTCCACTTGTATTATACGTTGCACTTAACCTTATAGGAGTGCCACTAGAGCGGCCATCGTCATCGGTTACTACAGGGTCATCAGTTGTAGCGTATTCAAATAAATAAGCAGCATTAACAGGATCCAATGTGCCTGATGGGGCTTGGACTATACTAATCCCAGTAACATTACCTGTACTTGTAAGGGGAGTGTCATTGAAACCAAATCTATCATTTCGGATAGAAATACGTTTACTATAACCTATAGAACTAGCAGCTATATCTCCTGATCCACTAAAGGCTATTCTAGAATCACCAGAATCTGTATACCATCCTGTAGATGATGTAACTAAAGTTCCTTCAGGGAAATTATTAGAGGGAGCAGTACTCATAGATATAGGGATAGAATTTCCTGTATAAAGAGGGTATGATCCCTCGTTATCGGATTCTACTTTTATTTCAAATACACCCCCTCCATCAAATTGGTTAGTATCTCTACCTACATAATTATTTACATTTTTAAGTATTCCAAATAGAGGGGGTTGAAAATTTGTTACACTAGCGGTAATAGGTTCTATAACTGTATTATTATATTGGTCTGTTGCTTGGAGTCTAAAACGTACTTCGTCCCCAACATCATAATTTCCTGAGATGTGGGTGTTTCCTACTGTTAGTTTTCCAATATTATTAGAAGCTTCTATATTGACAGAACCCGCACCTGTTCCATCTAGTATAGTATAAGTTATATTCCCTGGGACGCCATAAGATGAAGGGGTATCTATTGGGTAAGTTGCCTCTATATTTGTTGGGTATTCATCAGATAAAGGATTAGATACTGCTGAGTCCTCAGTTCTTTTATAGATTTCAGTGGTGCGGGCTCCTTTATTTACATAACAATCTAGGTTTTCTAATTGTAAAACATTAGCGTCTTCTATATTAAAAGATGATGAATTAGATGAATTAAACCCTCTTTCATCTATTATACTTGCAGTTAAATTATAAAGTCCTGCTTCTAAAGGTGAGGTAATTGTAGTAGTTTCAGAAAATTTATTAGAAGTTTCTGCAACAGGGACAAAATTAGAAGGAGAAGCTATATAACCAAATCCGGTTCCTGTAAAGGAATGAGGGAATGGGGATTCTAAATCTACATTAAATGTACCCTTAGTAATAGTAGTTGTTAATATTCCAACTGAAGGGCGTGCTTTATTAGAATTTAAGAAATCGGATTCTAAACTAAATGAAGCCTCAGGAGGAATTACATCTACTGTATTAAGGGTTACAGGAGTAAGAGTGTTATTAAGTACATCGGTTTTTACAAAATTACCTGTAAAGGATTGACTAGCTATAATATTAAATTCAAGGGTATCTTGGGAAGCGGCACTAGATCCTGATAGATCAATTTTTAGTATTAAAGACCCACTTACGTTTTCACTAGAACCTGTTCTAATATAAGCTGCATCTGTCCCAGTAAAGCTAAATTGAACATCAGTAAGTTGACCATGGATTGTAGTCCCATTTTCTATGCCAACTGCAGGAAAACCCTGATCCTTAAGGTTGGCATCTCCATAGCTAACATTTATAGAGCCTGAGTCTTCATTGGTTTCGAATCTAGAACCTGTTTGGGCTGCTTCTTGGGTAGAAAGAATAAATTCTCCAATTCGTGCTCCTTTTGATATAAATAAATTACTCCCCGATTCGATTGGTTCCATAGACGGGGAATTTATTATGTAAATATTCTGAGTTTTTTCTGCACTAAGAAATCCTCTATCATCTTTCTTTTTTGCCTTTATTGTGAAAGTAGAGGGGGATGTTGAACTTGCAGCAGTTAAGTTTACGTCAGTTTTTACATTTGCCTGAAATCTGGTGCCAACATCCTGTGTATTTCCCTCAAACGATAAATCGTTTTTATCTACACCCCCATGTCCTGTAAATGAAGTTATTGTAAATAACTCAGAAGGGGTGGGTATAAATTCGTGAATGTAAGTTTCTCCATTAGGTTCTTGGTAAGTATTCAGTTTAGTAAAAATACTAGTAGCTTGGGTTAAGTTAGATCCTCTAGGGAGGGAAGTGCTATTCCCAAAGTATAAAACACCAAAGCTTTCAATGAAATTGCCACCCTGCACCCCTCCCCAAACCACTGTGGGGTTTACTAAATTTACTTCTACATCTATATTTCCAGTACTACCATTGTTAGTTGTAGCTGTTAAAGTAAAATTAATAGTATCATTTGCATCTTTTCCACTCCCTGATACATGAGTATCAACCCTTATAGAGGCTGTAAAGTTGTTTTCTACTACAGAAATATAATTAGCATCTGTTCCCCCTACTGTGTAGCTTACACTAGTGACATTACTTAACTCATTAAAGTTGCTAATGTTATATTTTAAACAATCAGAAGGAGGGGTATTATTATTATTGGTAGCTTTACTATTATTTTGGGCATTACTTGTATTAATTTGATAATATTCATTTGTTCGAGCTCCTATACAAATTGTAGGGGTGGATGTATTAGATTGTAAGGTTAAGGTTGTAGCCCCCCCAACATCAAAACTAACATCTTGTACTGTAAAAGGATTTAAACCTGTTGAATCACTTGCACTTATATGTAAGTCATAATTACCTTCACTTAAATTATTTATAGGGGCTATCTTAAAAGAGGAAGATTCATTACTATCAAAGGAAGGTATATAAAATAAATCAGAATCTGAGCCTGATAAGAAGACACTAAAAGGTGTATCATCTTCGGGGTCTGTTAAAGAAGCTGTTATTAAGATAACATTTGCTAAAGCATTAGTGATATTAATGGGATCAATTTCATATTCATACCCTACTGTAACTCCACCATTATTAGCTACGCTTATTTGAAAACTACCTGTGCCTATGTTGTCATATTGATCGGTGAAGTGAGCTTTACAAATTAATATCTCCCCTGAGGAAGGTGGGGAGGAGGGAAATGACAAACTAGCAGATATATATCCTTCAGGGGAGATATTAATTCTGGAGTCATGTCCACTAGAGCCTGTAAACCATCCATTAGATTGGGCTGATGGGTCTCCTTGGCTAGGGTTATTATAATTGGCAGTTAATTGAGCAGCATTGCCATTATTAAGTGAAGCAGTACCAACAGGGTCTGTTACAACAATATCATCTGCTTGGGCCGATTCTATTATGTATAAAGTTGGGGGGTTCACTAAAGAACCAGATTCGGCTTGTGCTATATCAAAAGAAGTATTATTAGATCCCGAAAATCCTCTTATATCTATTATACTCGCAGTTATTTCATAAGTATTGGCACTCATATTATTATTCACCGAAGATTCAGTAGTAAACAACCCATCTACTAAAGTAAAAGTATTAGGGGAATCTATAAAATTAAACCCATTTCCTGTATAAGAGGGGGGATAGGGGCTTTGAAAATCAACATTAAATGTACCTGAAGTAAACTGTGTTGTTAATATGGGAGTTGAGGGGCGAGCTTCGTTAGTGTTTAAAACAGTATTATCTACTATTAAAGTAACAGTAGGAGTTACTATGTCTATTAAACTTGCAGTAAATTCTACAGTTGGGGATATGTTATCATACGCATCAGAAGCACTTATACTAAAATGTAGTTCATTATCAAGCTCAAAAGTTGATCCAGATAAATGTTCTATAAGTTTTAT